CGCATCATCCCAGATTCTAGGAAGCCAAAGAAAATTGATATCACTGAGAATGGTTCTACAGCTTCCAAAAAGCAAATGCTAACAGAGGAGCAATATGATGAACTACTTGAGAAGCATTAATAATTTTCTTTCCTCGTTTAGAAAATATAAACAGGGGAAAGTGAAATGAATCAGTGGATACCAATGACTGATGATGATGTTGATTGGGTAAATGGTAAAGTGCCAGCTACCCCAACAAAGTCAAAATAAAAACAGGGGGAAGTAATTCCCCCTTCATCAATTTACTAAATAGATTGATGAAAGCAAATATCTTCAAACGTATGGTAACCTTCCAGTTAATCCGCAGAGGAAACTGGTTGATGAAGATATCTGTATTAAACGATAAGAATGTGATGGTAGTTGCAAAGCACTATTTTAATTCTGACGTTGTTATCCGCTACTTCGCAAATTTCGAAGTAGCATCAAATTGGGTTGAGTGGCTTATTGAACAGGAGAATATATGAGCACAGTAAGAACTTTTAGATTGATCAACGGTGATGTATTGATTGCTGAGACCGATGACAATAGACCAGAAGATAGTACTTCTATCTACGTAACAAATCCAGCTATCATCTTCTTGAAGAATACAAGCGATGGCAAGACTGATGGTGTGATGGCACCATATATGCCTTTCGCAGAAGATGGACGTGTCAGCGTTTACAAACATGCACTTGCAAGCGAGTGTACGCCAGCTGATAAACTTATCCAAGAATACAAACGTCTCTTTGGTTTAGGTTTGGAAATCCTTACAAAGGAACAAGTCGCTGCAACTTTGCAAGCATCAAAAGCAGCTTCCAGCATTATCCAATAAAGATTAGTTGCTTTTTACGGTCGCCTCAGGTATAATAATCTGAGGCGATTTTCTTTTTGGGGAATACTATGTATATGTTTGATGTTGAGACTCTTGGCGTAGAGTCTACTTCGGTTATCTTGTCGGCTGCACTTCTTTACTACAACGAAGGTGACGACTACGATACTATGATTAAGAATTCTCTTTTTGTCAAGTTCAATGTAGAAGAACAACGTACTGTTTACAAACGTACAATGATGAAAGAGACAATGGAATGGTGGGCTAAGCAACATGAACATGTTCGCAAGGTTAGTTTCCATCCAACAAAATATGATTCCTCTGCCGAAGAAGGAATCGCACTACTTCGTGATTATGTTAAGAAGCATGGCAATGCTCAAGTCTTTGCTCGTGGGTCTCTTGATCAAATGGTTATTGACAGTCTTACACGTCAACTTGACCAAGACCTACTTTTCCCGTATAATAACTGGCGAGACGTTCGCACTGCAGTTGATCTGTTGTGTGCTACATCAAAGGATGGTTACTGCGAAGTCAAACACCCAACCTTCCAGCGTCACAATGTTATTAAGCATGATCCAGTGCATGACTGTGCCTACGATGCGATGATGCTACTTTATGGAGTTTAAATGGATTTTTATACACACGTCTACTGCTACGGCAACAACCTTCTCATTCGTGGCTACGAGAACGGTGAAGCTGTAAAGTTTAAAGAAGACTTTCAGCCTACACTCTACGCCACCTTTGGTCAGTCAACCAAAGAGACACCATGGCGAACGCTAGAAGGTACGCCAGTACATGAGGTACATCCAGGTTCCATTCGTGACTCTCGTGACTTCATGGCGAAGTACAAAGACATCGACAACATTGCCATCTACGGTAACACTAACTGGCAGTATCAATACATCAGCGACACCTTCCGTAATGAAATCCGTTGGGATAAAGAGCAGATGACAATCTATACGATTGACATTGAAACCTCAACCGAAGAAGGGTTTCCTGATATTCTGAAAGCTGACGAAGCTATTCTGCTGATTACGATTCAAGATAACGTCACAAAACAAATTACAACTTTCGCAAGCCAACCTTCCTACAAAGTTTCATCTCATGTCAAGTACGTTGAGTGTGGTAGCGAGGAAGAGTTACTGCGTAAGTTCATTTCGTTCTGGCGTAGCAAGTATCCTGATGTTGTGACTGGTTGGAACACTGAGTTGTTTGATATTCCATACCTTGTCCGTCGTATTAACAATGTGTTGGGTGAAGACTGGTCTAAGAAACTTTCACCATGGAATATTATCAATGAACGTAAGATTGAGGTGAGAGGTAATGAGGAAGTCTGTTATGATATTGTTGGTGTTAATTCTATTGACTATTACGACCTGTACAAAAAGTATACATACACAAACCAAGAGTCCTATAAGTTGGACCACATTGCATTTGTTGAACTAGGTGAGCGCAAGAGAGAAAATCCAGGCACATCGTTCAAAGACTTCTATACCAACTACTGGGAAGAGTTTGTTGACTATAACATTCAAGACGTAGGGTTGGTTGACAGACTTGAAGACAAGATGCGTTTGCTAGAACTACAGATGACCATGGCATATAACGCTAAGATTAATATGGAAGACGTGTTCTCTCAAGTACGCATGTGGGATGCAATCATCTATAATCACTTGCGTGACAACAACATCGTTATTCCTCACAATACTGCTTCTCGCAAAGACACAGCGTTTGAAGGTGCGTATGTTAAAGATCCGTTGATTGGTATGCACAAGTATGTGGCTTCGTTTGACTTGAACTCTTTGTACCCTCACTTGATTATGCAGTATAACATTTCGCCAGAGACTTTGCTCCCTGGACGTATACCAGTCACCGTTGAGAAACTGCTACATAAGAAGATGGATACTAGTGATGCGGTTGAGCGTAATGCTACTCTGACTGCCAACGGTGTTATGTACACCAAAGAGAAACGTGGCTTCATGCCTTCTTTGATGGACGAGATGTACAAGAACCGTTCTAAGTTTAAGAAGCAGATGTTGGCAGTTGAGCAAGAGTATCAGAACGACAAGAGCAAGAAGCACTTGTTGAAAGAGATCTCTCGATTGAACAACCTGCAGATGGCGATGAAGATTGCATTGAACTCTGCTTATGGTGCGATGGGTAATCAGTACTTCCGCTACTTTGATATTCGCATGGCTGAAGGTATCACGTTGTCTGGTCAGTTGTCTATCCGTTGGATCGCAAACAAACTCAATGAGTTTATGAACAAGATCCTCGGCACTAAAGGTAAAGACTTCGTGATTGCCATTGACACTGACTCTGTTTACCTGACGTTCGAAGCGTTGGTTGATAAAGTCTATGGCGATACTACCGATAGCGCACAGGTGATCACCTTCATGGATAAAGTTTGTGAAGATAAGATCCAACCTTTTATTGATCAGTGCTACGAAGAACTTGCTGAGTATATGAATGCGTATGATCAGAAGATGCAGATGAAGCGAGAAGTCTTGGCTGATAAAGGTTTGTGGGTTGCCAAGAAGCGATATATCCTTAATGTGCATAACTCTGAAGGTGTGCAGTATGCGCAGCCTAAACTGAAGGTGATGGGTCTTGAGATGATTAAGTCATCTACGCCAGCTGTCATTCGTGATAAGTTGAAAGACTCTATCAACGTTGTGCTTCGTGGTAATCAATCTGACTTGCAGAAATACATTGAAGACTTCCGTGCTGAATTCTACAAGATGCCAGTTGAAGATATTGCATTCCCTCGTGGCGTTAATGGACTGAGGACTTATGCTGGTACGCATAGCATCTATGCAAAGTCAACTCCTATTCATGTTCGTGGTGCGCTCTTGCATAACCACTACATAAAGGATAAGGGATTGCTATCGCAGCATCAGTTGATTCGTGATGGTGATAAAATTAAATTCGTTTACTTGAAAAAGCCAAACCCTATTCAAGAAGACGTTATCTCGTTCGTGGGTAATCTTCCAAAAGAATTGAACCTACATAGTTACGTTGATTATGAGAAACAGTTTGAGAAGGTGTTCTTGGACGCTATGCAAATTGTTATTGGACCACTAGGTTGGACAGTGGAAGAGCAAGCATCATTGGAATCATTCTTTGCCTAACTTGACAAATGACTGCCAATCATGTATACTAATGTTTATACTGGAGAAAATATATGGACTTTTTAAAATCAATCGTTAAGGAACTGGACAACGAATATGCTGGACTTGCTGATGATGGCGTTGTTGGTGATACTGGCAGCTTTATTGATACAGGTAGTTATGCGTTCAATGCTCTACTGTCTGGCAGCTTGTTTGGTGGCTTACCTTCTAATAAGGTTACAGCTCTTGCAGGAGAATCTTCAACTGGAAAGACCTTCTATGCGTTGGGAATCTGTAAGCACTTCTTACAAAACAATCCCAAAGCTGGTGTAGTTTATTTTGAAACCGAAGGTGCTTTGACTAAGGATATGTTGACTGAGCGTGGTATCGACACTAAGCGTTTCGTCATCGTTCCAGTTTCCACTGTACAAGAGTTTCGTAATCAGGCAGTCAAGATTCTTGATGTGTATGAGAAGACACCAAAGAAAGATCGCCCACCTTTGTTACTGGGTCTTGACTCTATGGGTATGTTGTCCACCACTAAAGAGATGGAAGACATTGCTGAAGGTAAAGAGACACGAGATATGACACGTGCTCAGTTGATTCGTGGTGCGTTCCGTGTGCTGTCTTTGAAGTTGGCTAAACTTGACGTTGCTATGATTGTCACTAACCATACTTACGCTGTTGTTGGTGCTTACGTTCCTACCAAGACTATGGGTGGCGGTGATGGCTTGAAGTACGCTGCATCTACTATCGTATTCTTGTCTAAGTCAAAAGACAAAGACGGTACTGAAGTCATCGGTAACATTATCAAATGTAAGCTAGAGAAGTCTCGCTTCACCAAAGAACAATCAATGGTTGAAACTAAGTTGTCCTTCACAACTGGTCTTGATCGTCACCATGGTTTGCTAGACCTAGCTATCGAAGCAGGTATCTGGAAGTCACAGGGTGGTCGTATTGAATTACCAGATGGTAAGAAGCTGTTCGGTAAGAACATCAATGAAAACCCAGACAAGTATTTTACTCCAGAGATTCTTGCAGAGCTAGACAAGTTCGTTGCCAAGAAATATAAGTTTGGTAGTGATGAGGTTGTGCCAACTGAAATTGAAGAGGAGTTAGAAGATGACCACAGTGAGGTATGAGGTATCGCCTGATACAACTCTGGATGGCTACTACATGGTTGCCATCCGTGACTACGAATCAGAATTTAATGATGTAGTGTTCAACTTCGGGGCAGTTGAGTTCCCCGATGAGAATGAACCAATCTTGCGTTTCGACTACAACATCATTGAAGGTGATGTTAAGACTAACAAGAAAAAAGAATTTGAACAGACTATTGGCGACATTCTTGTTGAGTTAATTGAACAAGCGTTGAAGAAACAAGAACTAATTTATAGAGGCGGTACTGATGAGAGTAGAAACAACGATCCTGAGTAATCTGGTTTTCAATGAAGACTATTGCAGAAAGGTTGTTCCATTCCTAAAGACTGAATACTTCGCAGATAAGACAGAGCGTGTTATTGCTACTGAGTTTGTTAAATTCTTCAGTGAGTTTAACAAGCCAGCTAGCAAAGAGATTCTGTCTATTGAAGTTTCCAATCGAACCGATCTGAACGAACAAGAAGTTCGTGATGCTGAGGGTATGATTGATGGGTTGGTGAATAATGACACCAACGTTGATTGGTTGTTGAACGAGACAGAGAACTTCTGTAAAGAACGTGCTGTCTATATTGCCATCATGGATTCGATTAAAATTATCGAAGGTCGTGATAAGAATTTGACCAAGGATGCTATCCCATCTTTGTTGTCTGATGCTTTGGCAGTCTCGTTTGACAATCACATTGGTCATGATTATATTGATGATGCGAATGAACGATTCGACTTCTACCATCGTGTGGAAGAGAAGGTTGCATTTGATATTGACATTCTTAACAAGATTACCAAAGGTGGTTTGTCCAAGAAGACATTGAACGTCATTCTGGCTGGCACTGGTGTAGGTAAGTCGTTGGCTATGTGTCACGTCGCAGCTTCTGTTCTACTACAGAATCTGAATGTGTTATACATAACTATGGAGATGGCTGAAGAGCGCATCGCTGAACGTATTGATGCTAACTTGCTGAATATGACTATGGATGAATTGAAGGTTATCGACAGAGATATCTTCGAGAACCGTGTAGCAAAGATTGCAGACAAGACTAAGGGTAAACTTATCGTTAAGGAATATCCAACAGCGAGTGCTCATGCTGGTCACTTCCGAGCATTGTTTGAAGAACTGCGTATGAAGAAAGACTTCAAACCAGACATCGTTATCATTGACTACTTGAACATCTGCGCTTCTCAGCGTTTGAAGCAAGGGGCTAACGTAAACTCTTATACATATATCAAGAGCATTGCTGAAGAGATTCGTGGTCTTGCTGTTGAGTATAACTTGCCGATTCTATCTGCCACTCAAACGACTCGATCTGGTTTCACCAGTTCCGATCCAGGTCTGGAAGATACTTCTGAATCGTTTGGCTTGCCAGCGACAGTTGACTTTATGGTTGCCTTAATCAGCACAGAAGAGTTGGAACAGTTGAACCAGATTATGGTCAAGCAGTTGAAGAATCGTTACTCTGATCCAAACTACTACAAGCGTTTTGTTGTAGGTGTTGACAGAAGCAAGATGAAACTGTATAATGTAGAGATGAGTGCTCAAGAAGGTCTTGCTGACGCTGGTACTGATGATGGTCCAATGTTCGACAAAACAACATTCGGTAAACGTATGAAGGGAATCTCTGGTGAGGGATTTAACTTCGGTTAAGAAGGAGAAGAGAAATGGTAAAAGTAATCGTAGCAGATCGTAAACATGATTGCTCCCACCTGTTGGGGCAGTTCCTTGATGAGTCACACTATGACATCCTAGTCGAAGAAGACTGTGATGTTTATATGCCAGCTAACTATGACACTGGCGCTGATGAGATGCGCATCGTATTTAAGTTCCGTAAGAACTACTTCAATAAAGAGATGCAAGACCAAGCATACATCGGTCTTCGTGAAGCTGCACAAGAAACGCAAAATCGTGGCACCGCAGCTGGACCACGTGCAGGTTCTCTTGGCAATCGTCAGTGGGTCAAGGAATATGAATATGAAGTTATTGATTACTTTCTAAAGCCAACTCTTAACTTGGTCGGTGAAGATCCTATCGATGAGATCCGTGCTAAGCATGCTGGTAAGAAGGAAGCTATCTCCAACCGTGCCAACGTCTGGTCTATCGAACGTGTAGAGAAAGAGAAGTTTGACTTTGAGGCATGGGTAGATGCAACTCGCAAGCTATCGCAAGACGCTGCTAAAGCGGAAGCGCAACGTATCTCTAAAGATCTAATCTGTGCAACTACTTACGCCAACTCTGTGCACTCTGGTGTAGCTGGCTGGTTCGATCGCTACCCACGTATCCCATTTGGTCGTGCAACTTCTTATACACGTGACTACTTTGACAAGTTCAAAATGTCATACCCATTCTTGCAGCGTTTGTCTAAAGCGTTTGAAGAGATGATGCCTATGCGTTATCGTAATCAAATGGAAGCTGCTTCTAAGATTGACCCAGCATTCTTGGTTCCAGAAACACCATTCACTACTGTGACTGTGAACAAGACTTTCCGTACTGCTGCTCATTATGATGCGGGTGATTTGACTTCTGGTCTTTCAAACTTGTTGACTCTATCAAATGATGGTCGCTATACAGGTGGTTATTTGATTGCACCTGAGTATCGTGTTGCAGTTAACGTTCGTCCAGGTGACTTGCTGTTGATTAACAACCATGAAGTGATGCATGGCAATACACCAATCGTTTGCGAAGAAGGTTCTGAGCGTATCTCTCTTGTCGTTTACTTCCGTGAGAAGATGCTTGAGTTGGGTACGAAGGAATATGAAGATACTCGCTACAACTTTGTTGAGTCACGTCGTAAGAACAAAGAACACCCAGAGCAACGTGCATTGTGGAATGGTGTTTCCGCTGGTATGTGGGAAAGTGATGAGTGGTTTGATTACTTGCGCAGTCAAACAAATGGTGAAGAGATGCTTGCAAAATATCACCCAGAGGCTGAGAAGTCCAGCTTGGAATCGTTCTTTGGATAACCCTACAAACTGTAGGGGAATGCTTTACAAATAATCAGCTTTAGGGTATAATAATTATTCTTAGGAGTTGATTATGATAAAAGTGAAAATTACGGACGAATTTTTTACGGTCTTTACGCTAGAGTGTGAAACCGTTTCTGAAGCGTCCCGAATCGTTTCTGAGTGGCTTGAGGCTTCTGAGTCGGGCGAAACCCCGATCTACGAGATTCTGATTGAGCTAAACCCCTCTGTTTAAGAGGGTTTAAGGTCGTTGCAAATTTGCAACTACTTGTAAGAAAATGCTTTACTTTTATTCAGGTTTCCTGTATAATAGTTGTTAGATGGTTGTGAATCAGCTATCATTTTGTAAAACACACACTACACTTGAGAGGTAATTATGTTAAAATATTCTGAGTTGTCCAAGGGTCAAAAGCGTTGCATCGATGCCTTCGTTGAGCACCGTCCAGAACTGGCTTCAGCCGAAACGCTGGCGTCAAAAGATATGTACCATATCTGGCAAGAAATTTTTGCCAAGCGTGCTGATGGTGCACCGAAGGTTGGCTACCCACACTGGTTGTCTAAGTTCAATCAACTGGAGCGTGGTATGCTCGCATTCCCTGGACCAAATTCCAAGGGTGTATCTAAGAAGGTACAGACCCAACTTGAGAAGTCTCAACTGCAACGTATCATCGACACTTCAGATGTTGTGATTGATGAAGACGAGTTCGCAGCTGAATTAAAGGCTAACGGTATTTCTGTCTGATACCGAATCACTTAACCAGCGCCACTTTTGAGTGGCGCATTTTTCATTAGGATAACGCATGTCACTGCATGAATTTTTAGGCGAGGAAAGGATGCTCGAGTGGTTCTATTCAGCTAACTCTACCAACACTGGAAAGAAAATTGGATACCGTAGAGTATCAGGTAAAATTGGTTTGACCAATAAAGAGAACGGTATCCGTGGTGCATGGGTTGAAAAGAGAGTTGCGTTCTTCAAGAATGTGCTAGGTGCTGGGATGCGCATCGTACCTTTGTCTGAACCAACAGATACCACTAAAGACGATGGCTTCGAATCGTTTGATACGTACCAAGAGTGTGATACTCTTGTCCTTGAGTTTGGTGGAACTAACCTACAGTTCTATCAGAAGTATTGGGATAAGACCGTTGAGATGATCAACGCACACAAAGGCAACATCGTATTTCTAAACGACGACCCAGACCTACCATTCTTGTGGGAACTGCTGCCGAACGAAAACTGGTCACGATGGACCATCGCTGCCAATGCTGCAGTACCAGCTGAGGTTGCTACCATTCTTAAATGTCCAGCTGGCTCAACTACCATCGACTTGCCAATGGCATCGGGTATGGAGTTCGCAGAGTTTCATGCTGGACAGATTGAGAAGGTTGTTTATATCGGTCGCCCAAGTGGTCGCACCAAACACTTCAAAGAATATACCAAGTCTTCCTTTCTTGAGGTTGCAGGTAAAGAAGCTGAATGGTCAGACTACGTTGGATTGAACATCGTTGAGAATCCGCAGCAACGAGATCGTCGTGCTTTCTATCAGAAGTACAATGGTTGTCTGGCTGTCTATGATGACAAACATAAGCGTTCTGGCTGGCGCACTGGTCGTGCTTATCATGCTGTTTATGCTGGTATCCCTGTCTGCGCACCACAAGGTAACAGTGGGTTGATCTGGTGTTTCCCAGCAGATACTGCAGAATCTATCGAGAAGTTTGCATCTCTTTCTGCCGAGAAACGTGAGAAGATCTGGGTTGCCCAGAAGCAGTATATTTTAAATACCGACAAGATTAAATTAAATTTCCTATGATTGTTTCCTACGATATCGATGGCGTACTCGCTGCCCAGCCACCTGCCTCTGAAAAGAAATGGGGTAAGATGAAGGGTGACGAGCGTAAGGCTAGGAAAGAATTCCTCTATCAATGGTACAGTAATGCCGAGAGGTTAATTGAGCCAGTAGAGGAAACCTTCCATGCTATCTCAGCCCGAAAGTCTGAGACTCGTATCTATCAGATTACAGACAACTGGCTAAAGGCTAACTATCCAGACCGAATCCTGTCTTTCCATCTATTGAACGAGTCCCGAAATATCGAGAACGTAGTTAAATTCAAAGCATCCAAGATTGTCGAATTAGGGGTGCAACGCCACTATGAAGACAACAAAAAGGTATTGAAAGGGCTACGAATTATTCTCCCTCCAGAGGTAGAGCTATACTTCTGGGAGAAGGGGATGGAGTCCCCAATACCATATATCCCTAAATAAATGGATTGACTTTTGTCGATAGGAGGGGTATAATATGGCTATGAACTTCCTTGAACACTGTAAATTCGACTGGATGGAACTGCTCAATTTCCATGAGCGACCATTTAGGGCTAAACTCATTCCATCAAAGATATGGTATGACCTAGACGACTATCGCAACGATTCAGTTGGTCTAAAGAACTACTGCCGTAAATGGAGAACCAAAGTAGAGTTTCTCCCTCCCCTTTCTAAAGCTAAAGTCTACGCTGAATATGTAGCAGTCGGTGGTCTCTATGATCCAGAAACCCGACAGTCCACCATAGAAATACACTCCAACAATTTCAACAAACATGAGTTCACCCCACGATCATGGGATGCGTTCAAGTTTCGTTTCGTCCAGACTCTCATGCATGAGATGATTCACTTTATGCAATACGAGAGACGTTCTGAAGATTACAATGGGTACTACTTACCCCACAAGAAAACCAAGTCCGTAAAGAAGAATGAGACTCGTAAGTACTTTAGCGACTACGACGAGATTCAGGCATACGCACATTGTATTCTGATTGAGTACTACACCAATCGACCAAACATACCAGTTGCCGATTTAGTTGCACGTTGCAAGACTAAACGAGACTCTCGCACTTTCGGTATGATTCTCAAAGCGTTTGA